GTCCCTGTCCTCGGACAAGGGATAGGCGGAATTAAAGGGTCGGCACAGGCCTATAACCCGAATCAATCTTCCTCCTACATGAACCCCTATCAAGAAAACGTCACAAAAAACGCTCTCGGTGAGATGCAGCGACAAGCGGACATTACACGCCAAGGAAACGCGGCCCAAGCAGTGAGTGCAGGCGCGTTCGGCGGCACACGAGAAGGTGTCCAGCGTGCAGAGTTTGATCGTGGCGTGCAAGACTTGATGCAGCAGAAAATCATGCAGGATTACGCCAATAACTATCAACAGTCCCAAGCCGCGTCGATGCAAGGATTCGAGCAACAACAGGGCAGGCAACTGGCCGCGGGTCAGGCGCTAGGGCAGGCGGGCATGCAGTTCGGCAGTCTTGGAGAAGGAATCGGCGGCCTAACCGCGCAGCAGGCCGGCGTGGATATCAGCAAAGGCCAGGCACTTGGTCAGCTAGGTGGGCAAATGGGCCAACTTGGGCAGCAATACGGGGCCTTGGGCCAAGCTACACAGCAGCTCGGCGCGGCGGACACGGCCTTACTTGCAGGGCTCGGCGGCCTTGAGAGAGGCATAGAGCAGAGCCAGATGGACGCCATCCGTACCAATCAGACTCAGAGGGCCATGGCCCCCTACCAGCAGCTTGGCTTTTTATCAGATATCTTTAAAGGCGCACCCTCTACGCAGATGGCATTAACCGCGCAATCTGCACCGAGCGCCAGTCCGATGCAATCAGCAGTAGGACTTGGTGTGGGAGCCTTCACCACAGGTGCCGCTGCCAAAGGCTTATTTGGTAGCTAACTTATTAGGACTAGGGAATAAAAATGGAAGACGAAGTGATCCAAATGGTTGACGATGATGAGATCGAGAATGTCGGCATTATGTCGGGTTTCATGGACGATCTCGAAGAGCTAATGAGCGAAATCGACGCCGAAGAGATGGAAGGCGAAGATGTAGACATGGCAGCGATGATGTCTCGCACGCCGGATTCTCCTGAAATCCTGATGAACAACTTGCGCGGCGACATGCGTTCCGTCGATGCTAGGCGCGAAGAGCTTGCTGACCTAGTGGGCATGCGCGAAGCAGCGGAGACACCTGATGGTGTCCTGACTTTATTGCAGTCCGTTTTGGCGCAACAGGAGGCTGTGCCTCCGATGCCGATGGCTCCTCCGATGCCGCAGGGAATGCCTCCAGAGATGATGGGAATGCCTCCGCAGGGCATGCCACCTCAAGGAATGCCACCACCGCCCATGGGCATCGAGTCAATTAGTGTTGACGAGACAATAATGCCTGGTATGTATCGAGGCGGGCCAGTCCAAAATTTTAACCAAGGGTCCGGTCAGATGGGCGTGACTCCTGCAAATGACGCTTTTTCGGCGTACCCGTCTGACGTAGTTGAAGAAGCACAAAGAAGAGTTCGTTATATGGTAGATGGCGGCATGGTTCAGAACTATAACCAAGGTGGCGCTGTACAGTATTATGCCGAGGGCACTACGCCAGAGGGTGTTTCGCCAGCGGGTCGTTACCCTGCAGAAACGGTGCAGGGAGCAAATGCCTATATACAACAGTTGCTTGAACAAGAACCAAGCGCAGCGAACATTGACCTAGAGACAGCTATGGCTGACGAAGCTGAACTTTACAGAACACTAGGGCTCGGTACTGATCCCCAGGATGCTCGAACACAGATGCTCTTGGACATCGGCCAAGCAGCGTTTCAATACGGATCTAACGTCGGCCCTGATGGGCGACCTATGCAGGGATCTGGTGCGGCCAGGCTAAGTCAATCACTAGCGCCTTTGGCAGGTAAGGTTGGAGCACGTGCCGGTCAAATGTCTAAAGAAGGTCAGGCGCTGAAAATGTTGGCGTTAAAGGGCGCTCAAGGAAAACTTGCCACGGCCCAAGCAGCAGACGTAGCCTTAGCTGCACGTCAGGCCGACTTAGCTCTAGACATCGCCAAGCAAAAGCCGGGGTCTAGAATGTTGACAGACGAAGAAGTCCTTGCTATGAAATTGGACCCTGAAGCAGGTTCATGGGGCATAGACGGGGAAGGTAGACCCTTTTTAGCGGGCGGACGTACCCCTGCTCCTCTAGTAAACATGGGTGGAGCAAAACTGGGCCAAACACTGGGAAACCTTGCTGGATCGCAACTTGACACCGGGTACAATTCGGCCAACGGCGCCATGTCAACTCTGAACAGCATTGCTCTGATTAGACCTACCCTAGAAGAAGAGGACGCAGTCTTTGCTGGTCCGTTAAGCGGAGCTAAAGTTTACGTCAATAGACTGGCTACGAGTCTCGGTGTAGAGGGGGCTACTGACCAAGAGCGCTTAAACAACACGGTAACCGCGATGCGGACGCTTGCTCAGTTTGAGCTACAGGCTGCAGAAGCAATGCGCGGGCAAGGTCAAATAACAGAGAACGAGCGTGTATTGATTCGCAGAACCGCCGCAGGTGATTTGACCGCAATGACGCAGGGTGAAATCGTCACGCTGTTAGGCGCTCTTGAGAAAACTGCCCAGTACAAGGTCAGTCAGCACAATGCCCGATTAGACCATTTTAAAACCGTCTATAAAGACGACCCTGACACGATTAGAAACCTTGAGTTATTTGAACTGGGCGACGTGCCTATATTCAATTCTTCACCTGCTACAGGTAATAGAGCTGCCGCTAGAGCAATTATTGATGGAGTACCGGCTAATGCCCCCTAATACAGAGGCAGTTGAATATGAGAACTGGATCGTAGCTAACGCAAATAAGAGAGGTACGCCTGAGTTCGACACTGTAGTGTCGGCCTATGAAGAAGCGCTTGCGGAAGAGCAGGCGCTTTCTGCTGCGCCCGTTGTTACCCCCGCTCCTACCGAGGACATAGGTTTTATTGAAGGGATTAGTGAAGCGTTTACAGGGGATCGTCGAAGAACACCAGAGACAGAGGCTGCAGAAAGCTATCAATTCATGCCTGAGTTTAACAGCATGGACACGTTGTTACCCACTGCTAAAGTCGCGGTAGGTACGATGATGGGTACGCCTGACGAAATGACACAGGTGATCACCACCCAGTTTCCTGACATAACGGCAAGAAAGGACGAGAAAGGGAATAACTTCCTGACCTCTCCTATTGACGGGCAGGAGTATGTCATTAAGCCCGGCATGGAGCTAACTGATATCCCCAGAGGGCTTTCCAGCGCCGCTCTTTTTGCGTTCTTAAAAGGCCGTGGACTGTTGCGAGCAAGTGGCGAAGCGATGGCTGTGCAGGCAGGCTATGAAGGGACCCAGGCACAATTAGGCGGAGACTTTAATGCGTTAGATGTAGCAATGGCTGGGGGAGTTCCTTTAGTTTTTGCCGCGTTGGCTGCGCCTATAAAGTTGGCCTATAGCAACACGATAGGTCGGTTGATGAACCGAAACACCCCTCCCTCTACCGTGACAGAAGCAGTGTTGCTTTCGGACCAGGAGCTTGTAGACGTTGCTCGCAAGGCAGCGGCCAACGATGCAGAGGCCGTTCAGACATTAGCTGAGATGGCTTCTCCTGATGAAAAAGTACTTGAGGCGGCCCGACGGCTCGGTATTGACGATTTCTTGCAGCCCGACCATTACACCACGGACCAAGGTTTCCGAGAACTGGCCCAAATTGCTAAATCAGTTAAGCCTTCCAAGGTGGGGGCAGCGGAAAGAGAGGGCCTAATAAAAGTAGGTCAGCGAGCGTTTGATTTAATTGAGGAGCTGGGCGGAGACGTAGATTTAAGCCGATTAAATCAACAAATTCGTACCCGTATGACAACCACCCTTGACGATCTAGCGCCCATTGAAAATACGCAATGGGGCAATTTACGTGCGGGTGTAGGCGAAGCAAATCGATTTAACCCCGCCAAGATTCTGGAGCATATAGAACAACGTATTATAAAAGTAGGCGGTTCTATTGATGACCTGTCTAGCTTAGAACAGTACGTCTATAACAAGCTTAAACCTAGAGAAAACTTCGGCAAAATAGGAGGCTCGTCAGAAAGGATTCTCCTCTCCATAGACGACCCTACCTTTACTTTGATTGATGATGTTAGGCGGACCGTGGGCGCAGCGTCTAGGTCAAGAGGAGAGCTGGGCGCAACAGCCGACACGGGAATGGCGAAACTGCTATACGGACTTCTTGATGCAGATGTAAAAGACATTGCCCTAGCAACAGGTCAGCGAGACCTGTACGACATGGCTAAGGCTACTACTCAGACCATTGTCGGTCTTGAAAGTGACGTGATTTCCTTGTTTGGAAAACAAGTTGCTAACTCACTGGTTCCCAATCTAACTAAAAGTATGGGCGCCTTGGTGAAGGGTGATGCGGACACCTTTATTAGACTAATAAACAATGTGCCTGAAGAGATGAGAGAAAGTGTAGTGGCTTCAGGCCTGCAGGGCGCTTTTGGCCGAGCAACATTGAATGGAGCATTAAACTTTAACAGTTATGCAAGGTGGTATGACGGTCTTCTTCGTAATCGTGTCGCAATGAACACGATGTTTAAGTACCTTCCAAACGGAGCTAGGAAACAACTCTCTGATCTCTACCGTGTCGCAAAGGCAGTTAACTTATCCACTGTTGAAGCAGTACGCACTGGCCGACCTATTCAAGGTGCTCTTGAAGGCGATACCTTACTCGGAAAGTTTTACGCAGTAGGCAAACGGGCGGCTATTGCTGTTCCCTTAGAAATCGCAGCAACCCCTATGGGTTTAGGTGGTTCAGGTATTGCGGCAGGTGTAGCAGCGGCTGTTGCAGGTGGTCGAGGTCTAAAAAGCAGTACTATGGAAGCTCTAGACGGAGTTATGGCCTCACCGCAGTTCCTTAATGCTGCGGCTAGTGCAGGAACAGCCCAAGAGCAAGCGACTATCAGGGCATTGGCGGGTTCAAGGCCCTTTACTGATTTTCTGAAGTCAGTGAATATACCCCCAAGCGAAGGGGAACAGTTCATCAGAGGCGCGTTTCAATCAGCCCGTGCCGGAGCTTCTGATGTCAGTCCTACAGCGCCCTTGCTCGAAGGGGAAGAGGAAGTGGTGATACCGCCCCAAGCCTCGGTATCAAGTGAAATGCTTCGCAGGATTCCACCCGCTCCATCAACTAGGGGTGTCCCTGGTTTAGGTGAGCCGGCGAATGATGTAGCTGCCACTCCTGACATGGCTCCTGCACCTAGCGCCGTGGCCCAAGGGCCAAGCGAAAGTAGTGAGATGATGGCTAGGCTATTCCCGATGGACATGGTTTGAGTGGAACTCGTCAACTCGACGCATCCACATATCCTTGTAGCCTTGAAACTCTCGGCCTGCTGTCGAGAACTCGGCAGTCGATCCGTCTGACCGGACGGCCATCAATATCACCGCATTGTCTATGTTAGTGCCGTGAATGATGTCGTGCGCTAGGGCATACGCCGCAAGCTGGCAGAAATAATCCTCGATCCACTCTCTGCGTTTCGGTTTGTTCGACTGCTTGAAATCGATGATGGCAGGCTTGTCCCGGTAAACTCCAACAAGGTCCGTCGTGCCGGCGTACTTCTCCGGGTAATACAACGATACCTCTGATCCCCAGATCTCATTCACGTTGTGGAAGTAAGTGTTGATGATTTTGTAGCCGAGCTCGTAGCCCTTGCACATTTCCCACCGCGTCGGTCTCGGCAGGTCTCGATAAGCGACCATCCTTTCAATAACCTCGTGCAGATATGTACCAACTAACCCCGCTTCGTTTTTAATCCTGTCCGCTTCTACCTCACCAACACGCTTGACCCAGGCGTCGAGAGCACCTTTGTCTTTCTTTGTAGCCGAAAGGACAGTAGTCACACTTGGCAGTTTCTGTTCGCCGTAAATATACCTACGCCCTTCGGGCAGATCCTGCCTCTGCAGAGAAGCGTACTTATATAGCTTTCGTATTGGGATTAAATCAACCATGCTTTTGCTTCCTCGCCTAAAACTTCGTTGGCAATATCTATTTTAGCCCGCAGGGCCTTGACTATCTTTTCGTCGATCGTGCCAGGTACAAAAAGATCTACATAAGTGACGGACTTAGTTTGACCAATCCGGTGTGCACGATCCTCTGACTGCAGTCTAACTTCCAAGTCAAAACTGTTACTGAAATACACAACCGTGTCCGCTGCTGTGAGCGTAAGTCCGTATCCACCAGTGCGCGGATTGCCAACAAAGAACCTCAGCTCGCTGTCGGGGTCTTGGAATTCACGAACCACGCGCCTGCGCTCCTCGTCATCGGTGTCACCGTAGTACGTGCCGACTGCCGCCATGCCGTATTCTTTCTGCAGGGCAAGCTTGATCGATTCTATGTCGTGTCTATAGCCCGACCATATAATGGCTTTGCCCGATGTCTCTTCGATCACGGACATCATTTCCGTCACCCGGTTAGTTGGAATATCAATCTCTGTCCCGTCGTCGAGCTTGGTGTGACCGCAAGTGATTTGGTGCAAACGCATCAACTGCGTCAGCGCGTTGACTGTCGTGGTCATGCCTTGAGCAAAAAGCGCCAGGGCCAGAGTCTTCATTTCCTCATACGCCTGGAGCTGCTCTTTTGTAAGAGCCACTTCGCGCTTGATAAAGACCTTCGGCGGCAGGTCCAGACATTCTTCCTTAGTTACCCTGTAGCTAAACTTATCGAGCTTCTCCTTCAGCTCGTCAAGCTTTCTATAGCCGACTATCTTCTTGAAGCTGTGCGATCCCATCTGTTGCTCGACTACTATCGCATAGCGTGCGCGGAACGAGTAAAAGCTTGGCGAGTCCAGGCACTCTTCGGACAGAAAGGCACACTGCTGATAGAGGTCCATGGGAGAGCGGGTCACGGGCGAGCCTGTCATGATCCGGCGGTAAAGCGTATGCTGTCCGACCTTCAGCACGTTCTTTGCACGCTTGGCAGTCGGTGTCTTAATTGTGGTCGATTCATCGATCGCCATAAAGCATTTTGTGTACATGGCAAAACGCTTGGCGTACTCAAACCCTTTCTTTGTAGACAGAGCCTCCACGTTCATGACCAGGATCTTTAGGTCGTCGGACACGTCCCACAGTTTCTCTAAACCGATCTTCTCAGCCTTGCGCGGATTAGGCGTCCAGAGAGCCGTGCGATGGATGACGTGCTCTGGCAAATGCCTTGGCAACTCTTCGTCTGTCCAATTTCGATACACGCCTTTGGGCGCGATTATCAAAGCCGAGTTTATTTTGCCGACGTCATACAGCATAGCCAGATTGTTAATGACCATGAAACTCTTGCCTGTACCCATGTCCGCGAACAAAGCAGCTACAGGCTTCTTCCAGAACCGTTCCAGATACTTACGCTGATGATCAAAGGGTTTATTTTTGAACGGATAGCGATCAAGCCACATGTCTTCCATCTTTTTCTCCTTTCTCTGTCAAGTCACTTGCCGCAACTCGATAACCTATTGTACTATAGCAGCTCGCTTTTGCGAAACCCTCAGAAAGGAGAATGCAGTTGCCCAAAGTTTTTGTTGTCGCCGAAAGTCCGAAACACAATATTGCGCCCGCGCTCGATTACGGCGAAATAGAAGTTGTCCTTCCACCGTCTCAGTCGCAGATTATTTTCTCGTCAGCTCCCACCGTGTCACGTATTAAGCGTGTCCTGGAAGGTTTTACTGACGATGACTATCTGCTTTTCATTGGAGACCCGACTGCTATTGCGATACTTGCAACCGTTGCCGCCGCGAAGAATAACGGACGTTTCAAATGTTTAAAGTGGGACAAACAAGAGAGGCGTTATCTCCCTATCCAGATTGATATATTCCCACACAGAAAAGGAGATGATGATGATTGATTTTGAAAAGGATGCCAGTGCGTTAACTATTGCCGACGATGAAATTCAAGGCATTGCAGCCCTAGCAAAAAGAGCTAAGGTTTTGCAGACAGAGGTCGAAGAACTTGAAGCGGCTATGAAAGAGAGGAAGGACCAGCTGCGTAAGTTGACTGAGCAGGCCATCCCAGAAGCCCTTGCTGAAACCGGCATGAGAGCGTTCATGATGGAGGACGGCAGCAAGGTAGAGCTCAAGGAATTCTACTCAGCTAGTATCACTGCGGCTCGTAAAGCCGAGGCTTTCCAATGGCTTAGAGACCATGGGATGGATGACATTATAAAGAATAACGTAAGCGTCCGATTTGGGCGCGGCGAAGACGAGCTTTGTTCTCGTCTGTTAGAACTCCTCGGAACGCAGGGCTACCCAGTTCAGCAAACCGAGAAAGTGGAGCCCATGACTTTAAAAGCCTGGGTGAAGGAGCAAGTGGAACGGGGAAATGAATTCCCAATGGATCTCTTCGGTGCATACATTGGTCTTAGAGCAATTATAAAATCTTAACGATAATAGGAAATAGAACCATGGCTACAGCTGAAAAAACTGAAATAGCAAAGAAGAAAACTAGTGAAGTATCATTGGCATTGGATCTTGAGGAAGGAGCGTCAGGTTTTGAAGAGATGGGACAAGATGATCTTGCCCTGCCGCGCTTAAAACTTTTACAGAAAATGTCTGAGGAGATCGACACTGTCGAGGGCGCTGCCGATGGCAAGTTTTACAACAGTGTCACTGGTGAATTATACGATGGAAGAGGAGCAGGCCTGCACGTTATCCCTTGCGCGTATATTAGGCAGTATCTTGAATGGTCGGAACGCGGAGAAGGCAGCAGCGCTCCGATTAATATTTTCCCGGCGACCTCTGATATTTTATCTAGAACCCACAAGGAACCTGGAGACTATAGAGACTATCTTGACAACGGTAACTATGTAGAGACTTCAGCAGACCACTACATGATGGTTCTTGACAGTGAAGGGTTCCCTAGTCCAGTTGTTATTAACATGAAATCCACGCAGCTGAAGAAGTCGCGCAAGTGGAACGCAATGATGATGAGCGTCAAGGCTAAGGGTAAGAATGGCGTTTTCACGCCGCCGATGTTTAGCCAAATCTATCGTCTTACGAGCGTGGCTGAAACTAACTCTAAAGGGACTTACAGCAATTGGGAAGTTGAGAGGGTAGGTGCAGTTGAAGACGCGGGGGTCTACGGTATTGCAAAGACTTTTGCCGCAAGCATTAAGGCTGGCGAGGTCAAGGCAGCACCATTGCAGGAAGAAAATGCTAAAAAAGAAGAAGGGAAAACTCACGACATTTTCTAGTAACACGGCCCGGTGGCAACACCGGGCATTCATTTGAGAAAGAAGAATGGAAGACTTACAGAAATTCATCAGCATCTTTGCCGGTTTAGATTCAGCCTACGGAACATACAGAGTCGAAAGCCAGAACGAGAAAGGCAAGAGTGTTGGCAAGGCCGTCGTAGTCCGCCAGCCGCCGACCACAGAGCTGTGGCAAAAACATATTGATGGTGTCGAGCCTAGCCTCGGCATAATCCCAATCCGTGCAGACAACTCATGCGTTTGGGGCTGCATCGATATAGACACATACCCTCTTGATCTGGCCGCGCTAGTCAAGAAAGTACAAAGGCTAAAGCTGCCCCTGGTTTGCTGCAGAAGCAAGTCAGGCGGCGCCCATGTCTATGCCTTTACCAAATCACCTGTCCCAGCCGGCGACATGCAAGACTACCTCGTCGGATGTGCCGCTCTGATGGGCGAAAGCGGTCGAGAGATCTTCCCAAAACAAAGAGAGATTTTAATTTCTAGGGGCGATACGGGAAATTTCCTAAATCTGTGTTTTTTTAACGCTGGACGTACTTTACGTTACGCAATTAAAGAAGATGGGTCCGCGGCGACGCTTCATGAATTCTTTGCGATGTACGATGCCAACGCGCAGACTAAGCTTACTCTGCCCAAGGCAGTAGCTAAGGTTGACGCCCCTGTCAGTGATGGACCGCCGTGCCTCCAGGCTCTTTGCTCACAAGGATTTCCTGAAGGATCACGGAATAATGGAATGTTTAGTTTAGGCCTGTATCTAAAGAAGGCTTACCCCGAAGGTTGGGAAACTAAACTAATGGAATTTAATCAAAAGTATTTTGATCCGCCGTTGGGCTTGCAGGAACTAGGTATTATTCAAAAGCAGTTAGAGAAAAAAGACTACCGATACAAATGTAAAGATGATCCCATAAAAAGTTTCTGCAACCCGGCACTGTGCCGGCAACGCAAGCACGGTATTGGAGGTGACGGGCCTGGTAGCCCACAGCTAACATCCCTAAGTAAATACGCATCCGAGCCCCCGCTCTGGTTCCTTGACGTAAACGGCAAGCGTGTAGAGCTTGAGACAGAGTCGCTGTTCAATCAGATGTTCTTTCAGAAAGCCTGCATGGAACGCCTTAATGTATTGCCGCCCACTGTTAAGAAATCTGACTGGGAACAAATGATCAACGGCCTGTTGAGCGAGATGGTAGAGCTGGAGCAGATAACTGAAGCAAGCGCAGACACTACAATCTCAGGACGTTTCACTGAGCTCGTGGAAGAGTTTACTACCCACCTGCAACAAGGCATGGACCGCGACGAGATTCTTATGGGCCGAGTCTGGACTAACGAGGACGAGGGCTTAGTTTATTTTAGAATCAAAGACTTGGAGGCTCACCTAAAGCGTAGCAATTTCGGTATTCTTTCAGCACCAAAGATGGCCCAGCGCTTACGCGAGCTAGGAGGAGATCCCGCCAGTATTCATCTCAAAGGACGTACCACTCGCGTCTGGAAGCTTCCTGTTTTTGAGCAACAGGACTCGCCTTTTGAATCACCCATATCCAGTATCGATGTTCCGTTTTGATCACGAAGGTGTTTGGTCCACCGGGGTCAGGCAAGACAACCTACCTGCTTAACATTGTTGAGCAGGAGCTCGCCGCCGGAACATCCCCACTCGACATAGGTTACTTTGCTTTTACGCGCAAAGCTGCGACCGAGGCGCGTGACCGAGCGGTACAGAAGTTCCCTCACCTTGAGGCGAAGACAGACTTCCCCTGGTTCCGCACGCTGCACAGTCTTGCCTATTATTGTCTCGGTGTTGGTAACCCCGACATGATGAGCGCAACGGACTATGCCACATTCGCTAAAGAGGCAGGCCTTACTGTCAGTATCACGCACGAGGGTGATGAGTTTATTGTCAAAGCAGACAACGCTATCTTAGATGAGATAAACCTGGCTCGAATTCGTAATGAAGACTTACGCAGTTACTACAATCGAAGTGACATGGCGATTGAATGGTTTCACTTTGAGTTCGTCGAAAGAGTCTACCGGCGCTTTAAAGCTACCAACATGCTTATGGACTTCACTGACTTGCTGGAGCGCATGACTGAGCAGCCCGATCGCTTGCCGGAGCTCGATGTTCTGATCATTGATGAGGCCCAAGACCTTTCGTTGTTGCAGTGGAAGTTAGTCAGGGATCTGCAGGCTAGAGCCAAGAAGACTTTTATAGCCGGCGATGACGACCAGGCTGTTTTTAACTTTGCCGGCGCCGACGTGCAGTCCTTCCTGTCTTACCAGGGCGATGTCGAGGTACTCGAACACAGCTTTCGAGTACCCGCAAAAGTCCATGCGCTGGCGAATAAAGTCGTTAGCCGCATAGAGAACCGGCAGCCTAAGACCTGGACTCCACGCGAAGAGACAGGTGAGATACGCTATTACAATCATTTTGAGCAGGTCGATATCTCGCACGGAGAGTGGCTCATCATGGCCTCAACTAAGTATATGCTTGACGACGTGTACGACTGGGTCCAGAGCCAGGGGCTGGTGTTCGAGCGACAAGGTCATCGCTCTATCTCTGAGTCAATCATCACGGCAGTTGTGGGATGGGAGCGACTACGCAAGGGCCAAGAGATAACCTACGACGTGCTGCTCGCGGTCTATAAGACACTACCCGCGGCTTTTGTAAAGCGCGGCTTCAAGTCTTTAAAGACAGCGGAGCCAGATCAGATGTATTCCATGCAAGATTTAAAAGATAAGCACGGCCTTCTGACTGATGTCATTTGGCACGAGGCGCTAACTAAGATATCCGAAAAGAACAGAGACTATCTGATTTCGGTGCTCAAGCGCGGCACTAAGCTGACGGGCCGAGCTCCTATTAAAATCTCAACGATACACGCCGCTAAGGGCGGCGAGGCGGACAATGTTTTGCTGATCACGGACCTAAGCCCTCGCTTTGCTAAAGACTATGCGAAAAACGCCGATGCAATTAACAGATTGTTTTATGTCGGAGTGACTCGCACGCGACAATCACTTCACTTAATACTTCCGAAGAACGAACAGAAAGGATTTCGATTTTGAACAAAACAATATCAATGTTCCCCTCCGTGAGCGAGTGGATGCCTCCTCAAAGTTTCCCAGACTTGTCAGAAGCTAAAGAGATAGCCATCGATCTAGAGACATGCGACCCGAACCTAAAGACCTTTGGTCCAGGCTGGCCCCGTAAGGATGGCTATATCATAGGCTACGCTGTAGCTATCGATGGATGGTGCGGCTATTACCCGATCGCGCATGAAGGTGGAGGCAATCTCGATAAGCGCATTGTCGAGTCATGGATCACGGAAATCATGTTGTTGCCTTGCCCCAAGGTTATGCACAACGCCGCGTATGACCTGGGATGGCTGTGGGCCTCCGGCTTTAAAGTAAAGGGTAAGATCATTGACACGATGATCGCTGCCGGATTAGTTGACGAGAATCGATATAGCTATGCGCTTAACTCGCTAGGGTTTGACATGCTCAAGGAGGTGAAGTCAGAGGAAGGGCTGAAGCGTGCGGCTGCTGATTTTGGCGTTGACGGAAAATCTGAGATGTTTAAATTGCCTGCGATGTTTGTTGGGGCTTATGCCTCTCAAGATGCGGCTCTAACTTTGAAGCTGTGGCATCACTTGGAGGTGCTGCTCAGAGAGGAAGAGGTCGAATCCATCTTTGAGTTGGAGACCGCGATCCTACCCATACTCACCGACATGACTTTTAGAGGCATTCGCTTTGATCGAGAAAAAGCAAAGCAGTTGATTGTCGATATGAAGAAGAAAGAAAAGCAGTTGATTGCTGAGATTAAGAAGACAGTAGGGGCACATGTAGACATGTGGGCCGCTGCCTCTATAGCAAAAGCCTTTGATAAGTTAGGCATCGATTATCCAAAGACAGAGAAAGGCTCTCCGAGTTTCACTAAGTCTTTTCTCAACGACTGCGAGCATCCAGTAGCTAAGATGATTGTCGAGGCCAGAGAGATAAACAAAACGCACAACACTTTCCTGCAGCCTTATCTGGATGCCAGTAAAGCGACGGGGCGCATTCATTCGCACATTAACCAACTGCGCGGTGAAGGTGGCGGGACCGTCACGGGCCGCCTATCAATGAACCAACCGAATCTTCAGCAGACGAGTGCTAGACATCCAATAATCGGTCCGATGGTCCGAGGTCTTTTCCTCGCTAATACAAATCAATTTTGGGCTGCTCTTGATTTCAGTTCACAGGAGCCACGGCTATTATGTCACTACTCTAAGCTTCTCAACCTGCCTGGAGCAGATAAAATGGCAGCGGCGTACCATGCTGACCCTGACACGGATTTTCATCAAATGGTTGCGGACATGGCGGGCATTACGCGCAAGCAAGCCAAGACAATCGGCTTGGGCCTGATGTACGGAATGGGCAAGGCAAAGCTGGCCGTGAGCTTAGACTTGCAGGTCGATGAAGCGTCAGAGCTGATAGCACAGTTCCACGCCAAAGTGCCGTTCCTTAAAGGCACTATCCAAGCCGTGCAGAAGAAGATCGACTACCCGGCTTCAGGCGGCTCGATCCGCACGCTACTCGGACGCAAGTGTCGTTTCCCTCTATGGGAACCTGCAGCCTGGGGCATCAGCAAGGCGTTACCTTACGAAGAAGCTTTCGCCAAGTATGGCGTAAGGATAAAGAGAAGTGGCAGCTTTAAAGGGCTGAATAAAATCCTGCAGGGTTCCGCCGCAGACCAGACAAAGAGAGCCATGCTTGAGCTGCACAAAGCAGGCTACACGATGCTTCTGTCCGTACACGACGAGATCGCACTATCGGTAGACACAAGAGAAGAAGCGGAGGCCGCGGCTTTGATTATGCGCGACTGTGTCGAGCTCGAAGTGCCCAGCAAAGTAGACGTAGAGGTAGGCCCTTCCTGGGGATCAGCGGAGTAGTGGAAACGTATATTAAATTGGAGTAGAATAATATACGTTTTCAAGAAAGGAGAATGCTATGCCAAAGGGTGTGTATGTCAGAAGAAAGATCCGCAAGATGCGTAAGCGCAAGCCCAAGGGCTATGTAGCTCCGCCGTCGCCCGTTCATCGTGCAACGCCATGGGTCTCAGTAAGCCTTAGAGCAGAGCACTACGTGATGCTCAGAGAGCTCGGAGAGTTCTATGAGGCAACACTTAGCGCGCTAGTCGCGTCGTTGGTCACGGAACAGTTCCTGAAGATCTTGGAGCTTAACAATCCCGAACAAGCCAAACAATTAAGGGAGGAGCTCCGCTATGCAAAAAATTCTAAAAACATCATTGACCTTGACGCTACCGATTAGCGTCGAGTATGAAACTTTTGAAGAAGACCTAGAGAACGGTTTGCCTGAGCAGGTTGACTTGGTGGCCGTGACTTTCACACTGGCAGGAAAGACTGGCCGAAAAAGAAAGATAGATATCCTACAACTGCTTGACGAGTCCGAGGTAATCGCCCTTGAAGACGAAACTGGAGAAACAAATGACACTTAAAAAAATATCCGATGATTGGTATGGCGTAACACTTAAACGCCAGGGGAAAAGCACTTTAACTTTCTTCGGGCCTTCAAAGAAAGAAGTTGTAGGCCGGCTGAAGCAACACTTATCCACGGAGGATCGCAATGAATTTCTTAACAGTCTTTGATACCAGGGTAGCTGGTATCCCGTGCCAGGTTGGTGTGCTCAACCACGAGCGGCACGCGCCTATCGATCCACGGCAGGCACACAGTGATGTGGAAGCTTACGGCTACACAGAGACCGACTACGTGATCCTCGACCGCAGAGGGCGCCCAGCGCCCTGGCTAACGCGCAAAGTTAAGGACGACAGCGCTATCCTGAGCGAAATACACGATGTGATGGAGGCGGAGACATGCGACTATTGAAGCGCCTGAAGGCAAAGCTACTCGGACAGAAGCCGATAGACCACGATGAGCTGCTGCGAATTTACATGCATGCAGCGAAAGAGATGAAGCCGGCGCCGCAGTTCGCCACAGACTTTGTGCGCCTGGTCGAAGCACATCACGGCATTGTCGCCAAGCACACAGTGGAGCCGGCGAAGTATGACTGACTTAACTAAAAAGCCCTGCGCCTGCGGCGGCGAGATGGGGCAGATCATTGGCTTTGTACCGCGGCCTTCGGATGAGGGCCTGACACCTGTACGCAAAGGCTGGTACTGTGTCGATTGCAGGGCATGGGAAGATGCGATACTGAGGGAGACTGCTGTTGAAAACATTTGAAGAATTCGAGAAAGTCATGCTTTATTTTTATGACGAAATTCAAGCTACTATCGAACGGCTAGAGGAAGAGAAGGGGGCCTCGCGAGCAGAGCTTATGTGCGTCTTAGGCAATATGCTCGCCGAGGCCGCTAGGGACGCAGGAGTGACTAAAGAGAAATTCCTGCAAACTATGGAGGTTACCTGGATGCAGGATTCAGACGAGCCCCCGTCCTTGCACTAATCCCATCCTGACCACTGCCCCTCGTCCTTGCCCCGATAGAAGATGTGATCCCCTATAACCCTGGTAGGCACTAGCGTCACGGCCCACGCCGGTTGTACATAGCTTGCATGGTAGTGGGTGGCATACCCAGTAGCATCTTTAAGGTGTCCGTTCAATGCGCTCCAGGCCAAGGACTTCGCTACGAAGAATGCAGGCTCATCTGTAGGTCGATCTGACTTCCCATCGCAGTAGAAACTGAACGCACACTTGTGTCTGTACTCCCCTCCTGCGGTTATAACGCCGCAAACGGTAGACGGATAGCTAGAACTGGCTCGCCGCTCAAGGATCACCTGAGCGACCGCTGCCTGCCCCTCCAGCGACTGATCACGCGCCTCGAAGTAAATCGCTGTGGCTAAACACAGCAAGGGGCTAATCATCTGCCCGGTCCTTAGCCGCCTCAATTTCAATCATTAAGTCTTCCGCGATCTCCACACAGCTCACCGCCAGGTGGCCCGAACCCTTTTCGCCCAGGGCTCCGTTAGTGATCAGAGCATGCATCGCTAACGCACTAAATAAGTTCAGTTGTGCTATCTCGTCATCGTTCATATACTTTCTCCTTTCTTTGGTTTGTGTTTCAACGTCTTCTCCCACACAACAGTTCCCTTGTTGTGATCTACCCCCGTCGTCCCGACAGGGTAGACCTTGATGGAATTTCCTTTGGATAAATAATCTTTGATCTGATCGGCGATTAATTCTTGCTCTTTTTGTTTCATTTCAATTAAAGCCTTCAAATTCATTCTATTGAGTTCCATTTCCCTATCGGACACCATGCCTCTTTAAGCCTGACTTTGGCAGGCATGATGCAGTTGCACTCTGTGCAAGTGTAGACCACCGCTCGAAGCTCAGGACACTTTCGACATATCTCCATCCGCTCCACAGCCTGCTTTGTCGTCGCTAAAAACTGTGGGCTAAGTGTTGAAAGATCCATTACTTCTGAGCCGTAGCCCTACCGAGCCTGTAGCCCTCCAGTCGCGCTTCCCTAGTTAGTTGAGATAGACTGTCTATCGTTTTCTCAACGTCGCTCATAGCGTTCTTGAGCGCGTTGATGATAAAGATCTTATCTTGAATCTGCAGGACATCACAGTGGTCTTTGACCATGTCCAACATTGCCTCTTCGTGCGGTGAATTATCCATTACTCTGACCTCCAAATTCTTATTCCGCTGTTTTCCTTACGTGCTATAAACTTCAGACCATGCCGCGAGCCGGTGCTCAAGGCTGACCTGTAGGCTCTGCCATTAACCTGTTCATCGAACCAAATCGACTCGCCTACCTGCATGTCTAGGAAAGGATACTTCCTGCTTCTTGTGCTGATTGGTACTGGTATATCTGTTTCTATCTTCATTTGTTATTGCCTCCAGTTAAAAAATAAGTGTTGCCAATCTTCTGACCCGAACGTGATGTTTTCAGTCTTCTTTCTCCGCTACAAAACCCCAATCAAAAGGCCACGCCTGGTTATCCAGGGCTGCTGCCACAACCTCTTCCTGGGAGTACTCGTACAGCGCCGACATGAACTCTTCTCGCGCCTGGTCTTGTGTCTCCGCGCCATCTACCCACCATTCATCTTTCTCATGCTCCCAGGCCTCTTCTTTCGAGGCATGGGAAGAGAGGTTATAGATCTGTCCTCCAGCTACTAAAATTAATGTATTCAACGGGCACTTGGCGGTTAGTTTCATTACGCCACCTCTCTTTGGTTACTTTCATAAGCTTCGCAGAGCGTATCCAGGAGCCGGTCCTTGAGGGACCGCACAACATGAGAGGCGTCAGACTTGTAGTAGTCTGGGTGCTCGCACGACTGATATTCGTAGCTGCCTAGCACGCGCTTGATATGAGCTGGGTTAAAGTGGCCCTGCAGACGTCGAGCTTTCTGCGAGACTTCTGCTAGAAAGTCAGTGACTGTCTGGCCCTGCGACAGGAAACCGCCGGCAGGCTTACCAGGATAGCGGTGCTCTAAAGACTTGATGTTCTCCTGAGCAAGCAGCACGGCTAGAGCAGGGGCGTCCTCGACTTCGATTTCTAGCCTGCTATCAAGGTTGTAGTAATGGGGACGCATTGATTTAAAAGCATATTGAGCGATCACTGCGAAATCATTTGAATCTACTAAGTAAGCTGACATGTAATTCTCCTTTCTAGGTTGGCCCCCGAAGGGGCCGGTTAGGTTAACTATAACGAGGATCGGATTCTGCCCAATCTGATAAATCTACGTCAGATCCGAACGATGCGGCTAATGCTTCCGCTGCTGCTTCTGCTGCCTCTCGAACATCGATGTAAAAAGGACCGTCTTCGTTATGACCCTTCTCAGCTCCTGCAAAAAAACCTTTACGAAAACGAGTACCATCTTCTAACTCAGCTCCGACAAAAAAAGCTTCGGCAACATAATCCTGACCCTCAGCATCTAGGCCCGCTGAATATAATTCGCAACCTACATATATTTCCATTTTCCTTCTCCTTTCTGGTTAATTTGTCCGACACAGATATTATATACTACTGAGCCCCGCGCACAACTACTTTCGACTACTAATCCATCCAGCCGTCGTTGTACTTGCACTCGATTCCTTTAGACTTCAGGTACTCTATAGCCGGACCCACTGACTCCGCCGCCGAGACATTGCCCTGGCCGGTAGGGCACTGGATGAGATTGGCGTACTCATAGTGCCTCTTTCGAGGTCCTATGTAGCAGATCTCTATGCCCTTGCCACCGCAGCATGTGCCGCGGTCCTCGGAGCCCTGCCTACGAAATTCCTCTAGCCAGAGGTCTTGGGCCTTGGTCAGCACGCCCTCTTGCTTGAGCCTCTCTATGTCAGATTGCTGGTAGGCTATCTGGCTCTCACCTGAAAAATTCTTTACTGTTTTCATGAAATATCTCCTCTTAGTTGTGCGCTCCTGGCGCTGACTCGAACGGTTACCGAGGGTGGGCCCTTCATTGTGAAGAGACTTACTTCCGCATCGCTGATCCCGTGCTTGCTGCACAGGCCTGCCCAATCTGTCTTGCTGCGTCGAATCTTGCTGAACGCAATCTGGAAAATCGAACCCAGGATCAGACTCTCGTCCGCATCCTTCAAGATCTCCTGCAGGTCCTTCTCCTGCGATTTGAGCTCTGCCACTGCTGCCTTGATGCTGCCGAGCTCGTCTGCGATTAATGATAATTTCTTGTTCATCTACTTTCTCCTTTCTGGTTAAACTTTCTAGTGATTGCTCAAAGAGTTTCCTTACACCGGCAGCTTCAATTGAGAGCGACCCAATATCCACTACCGCACAGCTTTACGGGCTGCCTTAGAGGGGGGAACGCTTTCATCAAGTCCGCTATTTACCCGTCTCCAACGATGTAAGAAAACTTTTTCAACAACCTCCTTTCTAGTGAGTGGCGAATATCGCCACGTTTTTATAAACACCGCCGGCTAGGTAGACATAATATGTCTCAGTCTTGCCAGCCAATACTCCTACCTCTGGGCGGCTCTCCAACCATGCTGCTACTTTCTTGGCGTGGGCTTCTACTTTTAAAGCCAACTCAAAAGCTTTGCGATTCTGCTCTTCTACTCTGGGGTCTAATCTGCTCATTTTCTGTATTCCTTTCTGTGTTTGCCTTCGATGTAATGATTAGACCACATCGAACTACATAATACTACACTTATTTTACTTCTTTTTACTCCCATTCAGTGATTGTTATGCTTCCAGTTCTTCTAGTGCGTATTCAAGCTCTGCAATCTTTGACTGGCAAATTGCCACATTGTGGCTATCTGGGTCGCCGCCAAAGGCAGTTAGGTAAAAATCTAGGTTTGAATACCAGCCGTCAATTTCGTTTGCAATTCGGTCTTGCGCGTATCGATTAGAAGTGTTCATGTCCGTTTCCCCTTGGTCGCCCCCGCAGGGGCTGTGGTTGGTTAGAATTGGCTTAACTTATCATCTAGCTCTTCTTTTGATGAGCAGTAGCGTTCACCTTCAAACACAGAATCGTCGCCTCCGTCGATCCAATAACCGATGTCTCTTCCAATGCGATCTATCTCGATAGAAAGTCCCAATTTCGCAGCTTTGCGTCGAAGTTTGGTTAGCGGTATTTGCTTGCTCTGAGTTAGAGCGTTGTTTAACAATGTTGTCAGTTTCATCTTGCTGTCTCCTTTCTGGTTAATTTGTCCAACACAGATATTGTACACTACTGAAAGCTACGCGCAACTACTTTTATGCAATTAATGTCGCAACAGCCTTTTTATATCTCTTGACCAACGTGTCAGGGATCGCGCCTGGCGTAGCAAGATGATCGGCCAGGTCCGCAAGCTTCACGAGCCTTGCCGTCTTGTCGCCGGCCTTAATGCCATCGATGTACGCCGCATACGTCACGCCCGTTGGCCGTGTCAGCATGCCTACCGCGTCAGCCACAGCGTCACCAAAGTCTTTCCTGATGACATCCAGGCCGACGTCTGTGTCCTCAACGACGTCGTGCAGGTAGGCGGTAGCCACGGCTACCGGATCTGTTGTCTTGGCTCTTACCCGGTCGGCAACGACAGCAAGGTGGTAGGTGTAGTAATCCTTACCCGCTTTATCGACATGGCCTTTATGTGCTCGCTTGGCAAGAGCCGCGGCCCTCGCTACTAATGTTTTCATCGCTACTCTCCTTTCTGATTACGTTTGCTTATGGTAGATCTTATATCCAGAGAGCAGAAACCTCTGCTCTCCCACTTTAATTTCTTGAATTCCCCCGTAGTGCCGTGCCTTTACCATGGCCTCCTTAGCATCGGGATCTATACCGAGCTCCCTGACGACGTGATTTATCAAAAGGTTGTACTGGCCCAGGTGTGGAAAAAACAGATTGCCTTTGGCTGTCTCTTCAAAAAAATACTCTATGCACACATCTTCGTAAAAAACCCCCTCCAGCCGGTCCCATTTATCAATGGCCGTCGAGGTGAGGTCTACACTTGACGCTTCAAGCGTGTAGTCATCCCCGTATGTTACCCTGCCGCTTGTGTCTGTTCGCGCATATGCCGTTGCCATACTTCCCCCTACACCGTTTGCTTGATGAACGACGGCTTGCTTGGATCAAGGACCAGGTCCAGGTTCGTCACAAGGTCGTTCTGTGTGAAATAATCCGCCGCAAGCCTTGAATATGGGCCGACTACGCAGAGATCTTTCTGGCCGAAATAGAACCAGCGATCGAACTCTACAAGCGCTGCAGTGCGGCTAGAACGCTTAGAGAACCGCGTGCCGTTCAACGAGAACAACGTACCGACGGGTAATTCCTTAAAATAAACGTATTGCATGCCTTTCTCCTTTCTCTGTCAAAGTACTCAAATGGGTTATTTGAGTACCCTGGTAGGTTGGTCACCTACCCCTGGTAGCAGGGGTGGATGATCTCGTGAGCCTGTGGCTCAAGGTAGGAAGGGTAAGTTCTACCCCGTCCCTCGTAGTAGTTGGTGATGATGGCGCGAACCACCGACAGTGTAGAGTTGTGGATTTTAGTGAGTGAGCCTAAGCCCAGGTCACTGTTGTTTAGGTGGATCTCGATCAATTCTTCGTTGGTCATTTTGATGCTCCTTTTTACGTTAAATGATTTGAGCAGTGCCTGCTGGGCGGCGCTCAAACAAACCGGAATAGTCGCCTTTTGAGTTGATCAGAATAATCTGGTCAAACTCGCCTACTGTCTTAACCCAGGCCGGGACTGTGTAGTAGACAGTGCCAAACGACTCTTTGACCGTGTACTCGGCAAGAGAGTAGCCCTGGGGGCCGGCTAGTACTGAGAAATATGCTTTCATGTCTTTCTTCCTTTCTGAGTGTTTTCCTGTCAAGAAAGCTATTAAATCATCTATTAAAACCACGCGCAACTACTTTCGTGCACATCACAGTGAATTACGTTGCTAGAAAACACTGAGAAAAATTACGTTTTGACGTGATGAGGCGTAATGTTTGGCGTGATGCGCGCTGGAGGTCCCATGGACCGCGGGCTGTGGCAGATCTGGGACGGAATTAGGGCCAGGCGCGTTTTAGCGGCGTAAAAGGGCCTCGGATCTTGTAGGGGCCCATATAGCATAGGGGTTGGAGGTACTTGGGCCGAGGACCACGGGCCAGGGACCGCGGAGCGTCCCTATAGAATGGTTCCTTGAAAATGAATACTGTTTTTTTGTTTTAGTCACAGACAATTCTTTAGCGTTTAACGGCTGTATAGATAGAGAGTGTATGGTCTGTAGCCATTACGTTAGCATTACGTTAAAGTTTATTAGACGTGATGACGTGATGCTAAAAAGAAAACGATACGAAACGTCCTCGGTTTTTAAGTTTCTTTTTTTTTCTAAGTCATTATTTGAAATACAATGCTATAGGAGGTCGCTGCTAACCCTGTTAGAATGGTTTTTTGGAGAACTGGCATGCCTAAGCTAAAAGACGAACCTTGCTCACTTCCTGGCATCACGCCACGGCAACATCACGCGCGCAGAGCCGGCGGACTGACGGGCCAGAAACTGTATCCATTTCGAGCAATGATAATGGGCGATTTCTTTATCTTACTGACGAATGATGCCGCAATTAAGGCGCGCAACGCCGCTAATACTTTCTGTCGCAAGCAAAATGGCAGAAAGTTTACTGTCAGGCCTGCCCATGACGGCTGGGTGTGCAGGCGAGTACAATGAGCAAAAGAATGCGTGAAATTTTCAATTCAGTTCCGATAAAAAAGACCAGGCGGCAAATACTTATGCAAAAGTTGAAGGATGCGGACGTGGCGCCGCTAGATGAACAGAAAGGGGTTGTCACGCCTCAACAGTGGCGCTTCATCAAGGAGCTCTGTGATGAGGAGGGTAAAATTACGCTGCGCCAGGCGGCTATCAATGCCGGCTACCCAAAAGAGCGCGCTCACATCATAGCCAATCAACTTACCGCGCCACAGCAGTACCCGCAG